GCGACTGCGGGCGACGGCGATCACTTCGTGCAATCAAAAGCCGACGCGGCTTTCGCATTCTTTTCTCAGGCGTTGCAACACAGCAAAGGCAAGTGGGCGGGTCAACCCTTTGAACTTCAGCCGTGGCAAAAGGCGATCGTCGGCAACTTGATCGGCTGGCAGCGTGCGGATGGGACGCGCCGCTATCGCTCGGCATACATTGAAGTAGCCCGCAAGAACGGCAAGAGCACACTCATTGCGGGCCTTGCGCTGTGGTCGCTGCTCGCCAGCGGCGAAAATAGCCCTGAAGTTTACTGCTGTGCATCAAGTCGAGATCAAGCGGCGATCGTCGGCGACGCATGCAAGGCGATGATCAGAGCGTGTCCTGCGTTGTCGAGCGTGCTCGAGATCTATCGCAACACGATCACATGTTCAAAGAACAACGGCAAGATCGAAATTTTGTCAGCCGATGCAGGAACAAAGCACGGCAAGAGTCCGTCGTGCATCATCTACGACGAGTTGCACACCGCTCCAAATCGGGATCTGTGGGATGCGATGGCTACTGGAGTCGGAGCACGACAAGAACCACTTTCGATTTCAATCACTACTGCTGGTCACGACAAGCACTCGCTGTGCTACCAACAGCATGAGTATGCGGAGAAGGTGCGCTCGGGCACTGTCGTTGATCGCTCGCACTTGCCAGTGCTGTTCGGAGCAGACAAAGATGCAGACTGGAAATCGCCAGCGGTGTGGCGTGCGGCAAATCCAAATCTCGGCGTGAGCGTGGAAGAATCATTCTTGCAGAGCGAATGCGAGAAGGCGCAGGAGTTGCCCGGCCATGAGATCGCATTCCGACAGTTGTACTTGTGCCAGTGGACAGAGACAAAGAAGCGATGGATCTCGCTCGAGTCGTGGGCCGCGTGCGCCGCGCCTGAGATCGACGAGCAATACTTTGCGGGCAAGGACATCTACATCGGAGTCGATCTTTCGACGACCACCGATCTGACATCGGTTGCGGTGATCACTGTTGATGAAGCCGAGCAAGTCGTTTTTCTTTCGTATGCATTTGCACCCGAGGAAGGCTGTCGCCGCAGATCCCGCGTAGATCGGGTTCCTTACGATGTTTGGGCTTCGCAAGGTTCATTGCTCACTACGCAGGGCAATGTGGTGGATTATGAATTTGTTGCGCAGAAGATTCGTGACATCGCCAAGATTGCCCGCTCGGTGAAGGCAGTCGGCTACGACCCTTGGAACGCAACGCAGTTTGCTGTCGGGTTGCAGCAGGAAGGTCTGCCGATGCTCGAGGTGCGCCAAGGCTTTCGCACAATGAGCGAGCCATGTAAAGCACTCGAGGCTCTTGTGCTTGGCAAAAAAATAAAACACGGTTCACATCCAGTAGCCGACTTTTGTATGGCCAATGCAGTAATCGATACGGATCCAGCGGGCAACATTAAATTATCGAAAAGCAGTTCGACGGAGCGCATCGATTGCATCGCCGCGCTCGTCACGGCGCTTGCGTGCATGGTGCACAAAGACGCAGACACCAAAACCTCCATCTACGACAAGGAACCACTCCAATGGGTTTAATCGATCTCATCACACGCGCTCTCGGCAAAACTCCGCCACGATCTTTATTTGAGGACAATCAGCCAATCGGACAACCGATCTCAGGCGGCATTCAGTCCTATGTGAGTTCATGGGCGTGGACTGGCAAGACCATTTCACCTCACAACGCAATGGAGGCTCCGACTGTCTACGCCTGCGTGCGATTGATCTCGCAGACTCTTGCTCGCATGCCGTGGCAAGTTCTGCGCAACAGCGCAGACGGCGCGAGCAATGATGTCACGCATCCTGTGTACCAGCTGCTCAACGGCGAAGCCAACGAGGACATGACATCGTTTGTGTTTCGTGAAGCGCAGATTTCAGACTGTTTGCTTTACGGAAATTCGTTCGGGTTTATTTCTAGAAATCCTGCGGGGACACCAGTAGCCATAGAACGATTGCGTCCAGATCTTGTCTATCTCATGCGAGATGCACAAAATCAACCATTCTATAAATATTGGAGCGGCAAGGCAGATGACAAAGCACCAGAAGAAATCAAGCAGCGCACTTTTCGACCCTATGACATATTGCATATTGTCGGCCCTTCCGCAGACGGCTTGCTCGGCGAAGCACCGATCCACCGTATGCGCGACCTGATCGGATTAGAGATCGAACTGGCTGAGTGGACTTCACGCTTCCTGTCCAACAACTGTCGCCCTGCTGGCGTGCTCTCGATGCCAGGCAGACTGAGCGCAGAAGGTGCGAACAGATTGCGCGAGGCATTTGCCCGCGTGCATTCGGGTGCTCAAAATGCTGGACGCATTGCAATCTTGGAAGAAGGCCTCAAGTTTGAAGCCATCAGCACCAACGCCAAAGACAGCGACCTCGACAGCATGAAGAAGTTTTGCCGCCAACAGATCGCCGCCGCATTCAATGTGCCGAGCCATCGCGTCGGCGACAACGACGGCGTGTCGTATTCGTCAGCCGAACAAGCCAACGCAGTGTTTGTGCAGAGCACCCTTGCGGGTTGGGCTGCTCGACTAGAGCAAGAAGTGAATCGCAAGTTGATTAAGCGTGGCGACGATGTCACGACCCGCATCTCATTCGATGATCTGTTGCGCGGCGACATGAGCACACGCTTCAGCGCGTATGCGGTCGCTGTCACCAACGGCATCTTGACACCCAACGAAATCAGAGCGCGAGAAGGATTGCCTGCCGTCGATGGCGGCGAGTCGATCCGCTTGCCTTTGAACACGAGCACTCCGACTGCGGCTGCACCTGTTTCGCCGAATGTAAAAACTGAAACCGAAACACAGATTGAGCCGCCGCAGTCGGATGTTGTGCCAGCGTCGGGTGATGCAAGCACGACGCTTGCAAGCGAAGGACTCAACGGAGCGCAAGTCGCTGCGATCTTGACGATCTTGGCGAACTTCTCCACTGGTCTTGTGACCAAGGATGCAGCCAAGGCGTTGATCATGACTGCGTTCCCAACACTGTCGCAGGATGCGATCGCTACGGTTCTTAACGGAACGAATGTAGTCAAGGCTGCACCGCCAACAGCACCTACCGTATCAGCTGAAACTAAATCGCTTGACCGTGCAGTTGATCTTTTCTATCCAACGGCTCTCGCAGCGATGACGCGATGCACCGAGGCAGAAGCAAAGTATCTCAAGGGTTGCCGCACGAAAGAAAAGGTATCCAAGTGGATACCCGATGTCGCACGCATCGCCAGCGAGATCGCACCAATCATGCGCGGGCTACTTGTTCTGCAAGGTCACAGCGACCGCGCAAGCGACGGCATTGCCATCGCCAACGCATTCGCCGAGTCGATCAAGACCGAGGCACGAAATGCAGACTGGCACAACACAGGACACACCGAGACGGCCGTGGCACTCGCCACTCGCCTGATTCAAGAACTCATTCAAACCAACAAGGAGACACTATGAGCAACATCGAAACACGCAAGGCTGGCGCAGTACGCATCGAGCAAACCGAACCGCAGCCCGGTGAGCCGCTACGACTCAACGGCATCGCCGCAAATTGGGAACGCTACGACATGGGTAATTGCTACGAGCGTCTCGAGCCGACTTGCTTCGACGCATCGATCGCAGCTGACGGCGACAAGATCGCCCTGCTGTGGAACCACGACACGGCAAAGCCGATGGGTCGCGTGAGCGCAGGCAACCTGAAGGTCTATGCAGATCGTTCGGGTCTGTGCTTCGAGTGCGACTTGCCCGACACCGACACAAGCGAGGAAGCGCACGCGCTGGTGCGTGCAGGCATTGTGACGCAGTGCTCATTCGGGTTCATCTGCTTGAAAGAAACTTACGAGCCACCTGCCAAGGGCGAAACCAAAGGCACGCGAGTTGTGCAACTCGCCAAGTTGCTCGAGGTGTCGGTCGTGACATTTCCCGCCAACCCCGCAACCAGCGTTGAAGCCCGAGCCGAGCAGCCGAAAGCCAAGAAACGAAAGATCTATCTGCCTCCGCAGTTCTGAAATTAATTCTGATCTGACCCCCTTGCGAGCGAAAATTCGCTTGAGATAATGGGGTCATAACTGAATACATCCTCGACCGACGCTGCCTGACGGCGATCGATCACGAGAGCGGACTTCCGCGAACTCCCCGAGAGCACGCTGGCCCGATGCGTACTTAGACCTTCCGCATTTTGCTGCGTGTTTTCTTTTATACACGCAAGGAGTTTGAATGAATGACAATCAAAAATATGGAGTTGACAGTCCAGAGTATGCGAACGCATACCAAACCTATGTCCTGCGTGGCCACAAATATTTGAGCGATGCAGAGTTGCGCGTGCTGAACATCGGCACTGGCGGATCTCTGCTCTCTCCAACAGGTTGGGCAAAGTCACTCGAACATCAAATCACTGAGGACACAATTCTTAGTCGTGTTCAAAAGGTTGAGAGTTCCACCAATTTTGTTGCGCAGATCTATCAAAACGATATCACTGTTCAAACTGGAGTTGCTGAGCAATCAATCGGAACTCTTCAAAGTCCATCTTTTAAGCGACCATATCAAGGCACATCGGGTACGACTCAATATTCATTCAGCCTAAACAAGATCACTGTCGGCGTGCGGGTTTCAAATGAATTGCTGTCAGATACGAATGCGGCCGCCAGTGTTGAGACATGGCTTCAAACTGAAATCATTGCGGCTCTTATTGGCAAGGTCAACAATCAGATTTTGATTGGTGGCGGAAGCACCGAATGCCAAGGCGCATGGGGAACTGCAAAAACTAATTCTCGCACTGCTTCAACTGGCGTGGCGACAACCAACACCATGAAGGATGTTCTTAGCGCGGCTTGGGGTTCTACGAACTCCGCTCTTGAGCCGATTACCTACGAATCGTGGAAGAACTGTCTCGCTGTCATTAACAGTCGCACACTCGGATCATGGGATCCGTCAGCGTTTCCGCTTTTGTTCCCCACTTTCGCTGGTTCAATGGCAAAGGGAACGACTGTCGAAGGTCTTCCATTGGTCTATGCACGCTTGGCCGCAACGACTCCTGCAAGTGGCGACACGATTGCGATGTTCTTTGACCCGACAAAATATCTGCTTGTGACTAATCCTGGCTCTTTCCAAGTTACTCGTTATAGCGAAGTCTATGCAGACAGCAACGAGACTTTGATTTTGGGAACAGTTCGCGCAGACGGATGCTTGCTTAACACTTCGGGCGTGCTCAATGTGACACGCTCTTAAAACTTTCTCACAGACATTCATCGCCGAGCGTGCGTGTCTGTTGCCCCAGCGTTGGGGTGATCGACTCTCGCCCGGCACAACAAGAAGGATTTTTACTATG